ACAAGAGGTTGTGATAGATGTTAGAGGGCAGCATTTGACACCTGCGTTAGAATTTAAAATAGCACAAGGAATCGTTCGAAAATCTAACGGGATCATTAAGCGAGAACAAATTACGTTTAAAAAAATAAGGAGTAAATGAATAATGTCAGAAGATACCGGTTTTTTTGGAGGGAGCTCTGTATTTCCTCTAGGTACAGACAGTGATATGAAATTATTTTTTGATTGTATTTCATATTATCTGCTGCCGAAATATCCTAAAGAAGATTGGTCTATTTTAACAGACCGTTTATATCGTCGATATTTAAAATTAGAAGAGCTAGATACGGCTGAATCTTTAATGAAATTGGTCGAGGAAGAGTTTAAACAGTTAGATAGAGATGCCATTGATTGGGGGCCTATTTTATCAGGTAAAGCCAAAAGTGATTTAGACAGAACAAAATCAACTTTATATGATATTTTTGAGCGTTACTTTTATGCATTTCATCAGTGTGTTGAATCCGCCAAGATGAATCATGAATGGTTTAAATCAGAACCCGATTATAAGTATCGACCAGTAATGGTGGCCATAACTATATTACCTTACTCAATAAGTTATGAACAAATACCACTATCTGTTTTTGATAACTTAGGCGCGGATGAAAAGCCGATTTGGTGGACAGGAAAAATTCCTAAATAGCGAATATTTTTTGATTTATTGGTTTTCAGCTTTGGCAAGATATCGCTGAGCTGAAACCAACATCTCATAAAAAGGCAAGAAACAATCTAAAACAAGCTCAACAATAACCCAAAATCAAATCCAACCAAACAAAAAAACAAAACATCAGCGTATTATTGCAACTGGCAGCTGGACTTGCTGCTATCAGTATGGGGAATGCGGGTGATGTTGGGGGACTTCAATAGCTACGCGGAAAAATGCGGTATATGAATCAGAGGTGAAGTTTAATAAGGATAAACCAGTAATAGCAGATCCAACTAAAGCAAAAAAACAATATGGAATTAGACCTCATCAATTTGATGAATTGAAAAAACTCTATTATTTAAGGAAGCGGTAAAAATGGTAATAAATAGTGAATATATGAGACAATTGTTATTAGAAAGGGAGCGATTTGATAATCCCCCCTGATTATACAGTAAAGACAACTGGTGTAGGAATAGCAAGATTTGTTATTCATTGCAATAATGATGTAGATGAAGTACTGAACTTAGCTAAAAGAGTATTAGTAATAGTAAACTATAATTCAGAACCTGTTTGGCCATCTTTCGAAGAATGGTTAAAAATATTACCAGATAAGTTTATTGATAATTGTGCAAAAGAATTAACGAAAGAAGAATTAAAAGAACAAAAAATACAATGGGATAATCTAACTTATGAGCAGAGGTTAGAAGAAGCTAAGAAAGATCAAGCATGGACTTTATCTGATTGGCTTGTGTAGCGCACCAGTTAAAACAAAAAACGGATTCGCTCAACATAAAAACCTGGTTTATTACTGAGTTGAGCGAATTTTATATTAAATTGAATCGTTTTTGTGAATGTAATTAGCGTGCATTACACAACTAAATGCCGGCTCCTTAACCTCATCAATAATTGAATCATCAAAATTATCTGATACATCAATAGCGATTTTCAGCGCTTCATTTTCATCGCTCGCCCAGATAACAATGCTATCATATCCTTCGGTAACTGTTTTTTGTGAAATCACCTTATATAACTTTAACTTCATTTTATCTCCTTTATTACGGTTTTTGGGGAAATACAGCGTTGATATCCGACGTATCAACTCGCGTTAACAAGATTCGATATTTTTTCCACGATTTCAACTGAGCTTCTTCATCAGACTCTTGCATATCCAAATCAATAATATCTTGAAGCACTGCTATTTTTTCGTTAGCTTCGTTGATTAATGCTATTTTTAAGGCTTGATTACTTTTGATGAGATGCTCATCTTTTGCGTCCTTATCTAATACCCATTTTTTAGCTTCGATATCCCACTTGCAAAATTCGAATGGTTTAAGCAGAGTATAATCATCTTTAATGTCACCGAGATAATCAACAACACTTGATTCTTTCGTTTTTGTGTTATATACCGTTTTTCCTCGATTATCTTCAACTAAAACCCATACGCCATTTTTCTCGCACGGCCAACACCTATCTTTGAATTCGGGAGCTATTCGTAACGCATTATCCGGCGGTAATGTGTCATCATTCGCGTATAATTCATGCGTAAACGGCCTTAGTTCATTTGTGTTATCAAAATAATAATTAATCATATTACACTCCTAGATAGATTGCTGGTGTCATGCCAATATTGATCGGTCTATTTTCTTTTGCGGTCGGCACCACCCGCGCGGCATCAAAAACTACGTTACTTAATCGTTCGGGGGTTGCGTAATCTGGATACGTAGCTTTACTTTGTACATCACTAAAATGATTGCGATAACCGCCCGCTTTAAAAACACCGATCGCTGACGCAACATTAACCCATACATCTTCAATACGCGCTGTTGTCATGCTAAATTCTCCATACATATCTCTTATAGCATCTGTTTCCATGCTACCAACCCGCCGAGCAACTCCGTCAACTGCGCGCTCAAAATAACCGCGTCCGTCAGACGCAAATGCGGTTGGCACGTTAATATATTGTTTGCCGTCTATCGTTTTAATTGTTATCCAGTGATCAGTTTTATAATTTTCCGACAAGCTATTTAAAGCCTGCCCTTGCGGTGAATCTAGTAAGAAATTATCACCATTTCTAAAATACCAGCCAAAAGGGAGCTCATCGCGACGAAATGGCATTAAGCGTTGGTCACCGATCGCGTCGCGGTTTTTTGTAATTATACTTTTAATTGCTGTTGTTAACTGCATCAAATCAGACTTAGACGGCTCAACATCTCCAGCTTTTAATACATTCAACAACTCAGCCTGCACAATGTTAAACCAGTCTGCACCAGGGTGGCTGGGCGGAGTTTGCGCGTCACCCTCAGTGAACCACTTCGATTGGCGTGATAAAGTTTGCTTTAGTGGCGGCATTACATCGATGCCGCTATTGTTATCTAAGTGAAACATTTAAGCCTCTTCATAAATTAAATTGATGTGAGCGGGTTTGTAGCGCTCTAGCAAACACTGCAAATCACCATAATCATTAACTTTTAGATCTGTTTTTACATTATCTAACACGGTCATATAATGCGATGCGTAATTAAAAACTTTAACGTATGCAATCCACCAGTTGTGCCATGGGTGCAGCGGGTAGTTAATGTCGCGCATACAGTGATGCGGGTATCTATCTATAACCTCGATTGTGTAACCACGATCTGCAGCAATTTTTTCTAAAAATTTTGAGCACAGCGATGGCGTCATTTTTATTTTTGCCGATAGCGCTTGGTGGCGTATTTCAATAGTTGCGGTTTCGTCAGTTGTGCAGTCCGGTAGACCTGCAAACGCTTCCCATTCTTTTAGTAGTAACATGGAATCACTTGGAATAACTTCCTTTAGTAGCAACTCTGCAGTTGATTCAACGCGTGAAAATTCATAACCAAATCCGAGCTGTAGCCTTGCATTTTCGCCATCTAATTCTTTATTCCATGCATAACCAGACGGCAGCAATTGCAAGCCCGCATTTTGATAGTCTTCTGGTGTCATAGCCATGTCACATTACCCAGTACAATCAATTCGTCGCTTGATGCTTCGATATCAGTCGTTAGATTAATTTGATGGTCGATAACATCTTTAGCATTTGATACTGCAGCGCGAATATGTGAAAGATATATTTTTTCGCCTAATTGCGACTTATACAGCAATTCAACCAGTGCGTTATAAACTGCTGTACGCGCTTCAGGTGTGTCGGGAAACAATCGAATTTTTGGGTTAATAGCCTTTGTTTTTGGTGCTTTTACAATTAACTCTGCAGCTGGCGGCTTACCTTCAAATTGATTAGTAACTGGATTGATATGCCCGTTGATATACTCACGCACTCGGTTTAAGTCATTGCTCGTCGGCAAGATATTTGCTTGTTCATCAAGCACAAACACCACGGTTACATAATTACAGTAGAGCGGGGCGGGGATGCACCAAGCGCGCGTAACACCAGCGCATTCGCGTGCCCACCTGATATAATCCCATTTATTGCCGCCTGAAGGTGGGTATTGAACCCGAAACAATAAACGTGCACGCAAGGAGCTAATGCTTTCAATATCAGCACCGCCCGTCATCCCTGCAGTACTTAATGTAGCTTTGCTTTCAACGTTGGCAACGGGTGAAATTAATTCAAATTCGATGCCACCATTAACATTACTTGCTGCACCCTCATCAATAGCAACAACGTCGACCGCCGTAGTTCCTGAGTTCAATAACTTAGATTGACTGCATTCAATAACTAGCCCAGAACTTGTTTGCCACTGAGTGCCCGCGGTGATAGCTGTGATAGCTGTATCACCTCGAACCGTTAACATTAATTGACCGCTAGCCTTATTTGGCATCTTTCGCTGAATACCCCAGAATTGGCAAAATAACAACAAAATTTCTTCATCGGCGAGGTGAGGAACAACTTGCCTTGATATCCACCCTAGGAACTCATACAGCCCATTAGTTTGTCCCGCATGAGCCATTGCAATTGCATCAATTAATAATGAGCGAACACCAACAGCGTTAAAGTCACCTTTTGCTCGCTTAATTAGTTCGGTTAGTTTTGGCGGTGTGTATGACATTTAAACCCCATTTAAATATTATTTAAAACTGCAGTGAACGAATAATCAGGAACATCTTCACTGTCAAATAAAACAGGACGAACAGTTAACATTAAAACGCCATTTGACGGGCTTGCTGCTACAACTGTTACAGATTTAATTAAACGCTCTTTAATCATCCATTGCAGTGACTCTTCAGCATATTCTTGCGCACGTTTTAACACTGATGACAATTGTTTTTCACGACTGAGCAGCCATAATCGTGAGCCAATTTTTTTATCACCAAATGAATCGCCCCACCAGCCACGCTTGTCTGTGCTACCATCCGGTAAAGTGTCATCATCATGCGCACGCGCATCAGTAAACAATGATGCGATAATATTGGTTAACACATCGTTACCGTTTATGTAATCAATATCTGCAGTGTGTTTGTTCCATGTTAATTGCATTTATCCTGCCTGCGGTTTTGATGTTGTTGAGCCGCATTTTTCGCAATAGTGGACATGATTTAAAAAACTAATATCACCACTGATATGATCTGCAGCCGTGCTTGTTCCTGATGCCTTACTGTCACCGCCAATAATATCAACGTTGCCCGTAAATTGGGTTTGTGGTGTTTCAAACAAAATTTTTTCATCAGCTTTTGCGTGAATGTTTTTACAAACTAGATTTACAAGTTGCTCTTCAGTTAATAATAAATAGTGACCATCTAAGTGATAGAGTGCGCTATCACCGCTTTTCAGGTCTTTTAATCGAGATGATTTACTATCAACAACCACCGCTACAAGATGCTGTCTTTTACCGCCGACCGATAAAACAATGGCTTCAGAGCCTGCAGGTGGCACAGATGTGTGCCCGTAATTTTGAAATCGTTCGACATCATCAGCCGTTTCACCGTCGAGCAAATTGATTTGCATATTTTGTTGTTTGAGTGAGTCGGTAACAATATTGACAACTGCGCGTGATACTAATAACTGTATTTTTCGTTGAAGCTGCTTAAACATTATTATCTCCAAATCGTACTGTTACCGCCTCTTTTCTCTGGCTCAGCTGGTGCAAGAAACCCATCGCGCGGCATTAGCAGTAATGTTGTTGTTATACCATCGTCGTTACCGATGCCAAATTCCGCCTCGACAATCAGCAACTCTTCAGCAAATAAATCATAAATTTCAGCAGTTAAAAAGACCTGATGATTTGGTAACCACAAATTGATATCATCATAAAGCCAACCCTGTACCGTTACGCTAACAGGCTGGCTATGTGCTGCAGCTCTTCGGCGCTCCCAGTCACCACGTACAGCTGCATTTTTTTTGTTGATATTGTCATCTGACATGATGATAGTAGGGCGATAGCGTGTAATCGACTCATCAGCTACATTTGCGTAAACTGCAGTTGATTGCACTGCAGTTTGAGTCTCACCCCAGATCGCACCGCCCGCAGAATCACCCAGAACACGGTACAGACTAAATCTATCCCGCCACGAGCGGGTAATATTTAGATTTTTGATGTTATCGCCGAGCGTTAGTATTGCTATATTTTTTTCGCCTGCACCTGTAAACACTAAATTGCCGTAAACGTCACTTGTCATGAGTATGCCACGTTGACGTGCAGCTCTCGCTAATATTTCAAAAACGGTCTCGCTCGGCTCTATTTGCATCCACCTAAAAGGCTCGCTTGCTTTACTATCGTTCACGTCCCAGATAACACCAATACCGAACGGCTTACATAAATCTTCAGCAATTTTTTGAAGTGACGCATTACGCCAGCGTCCTGACGCGTGAATTGCTGCACAATCGATTAAATCAGCCGTTTTATCACGACCAACAACTGTGATTGTGTGCTCTGTATCACTAATATCAATGACAACATCATCAATATAGCCCGTAATAACTCGATTGCTATTAATTTCAACATAACACTCAGCACCCGCTTTTATATCGCCGTCATTAACATCAGTTTTTGACGTAAGTTGCAAATTAAAAGAGCCGCTCATGTCTTCTATGCTGCGAGTTATACGCACATCAGTCCAACCGCTGTATATCAATTGCCCAACATAGAGCTCAACAATTGGTCTATCCATTATTGATTACCTCGTAATTTTTGCCGCCTATTGAAAAAGTTGGATGTTTTAAATTATTTCTACGTGTAAATTGTCCAACTGGTACAGCGTTACCTGTTTCGCGGTAGAGCATGACAAGCGCCGGCTCTGTTTGTGATGCGGTGATAATTTTTCCGGCCGGCAATTTAGTTGATAGCTTTTCTAATTGAGTAACAAATGCATGCTTAACATCTTTTAATGCTCGTGCTGTTTGATACCAGTACATATCACTACTAGCAATAATGAGCGCTTGCAGCTTATCGCCGTGATTTTTGATTGCTTGCTTGCAATCGTCATAAGTCACAATCGCTTCAGATTGATTTTTTTTAACTGCTGCTGTTGCGTCTTGAATCACTGCTTTTGCGACTTCTGTGGCGATAATTACATCAACAAGCATTTGTAATGACTTTGTTACGTCATTTTTTGGTTTTGTCTCAGTTGCATTTTTAATATTCAATTCAACAGATTCGAATATTTGCGCTACTCCTATATTTAAATCACTTAACAGCGGAGCAGGCGAGGTTGCTGTTTTTTGTTCTCTGCTTAGCTTTTGCGCAACTGCTGGCGCATTAGCTGGGTTTGTTGATTTATTGTTTTTCTTTTGCTTGCTATCGTTGCGTAAATCACTTATGCCGCATAGCAAATCACGCAATTCTTTAGCTGTCTTTTTTGGTGATTTAAATAAACTTTTTAGACTTGCTTTATATGAAGCTGCTTTACCCGATAGTGATGACAACTCTGACCCACCAGCAATGCCACGGATCGCACTGGTAATGCCGTTTGCTATTGCTTCGCCAAATTCCATACAATCCTCAACGAATGATATTGCATCACTAACAGTATCGAAAATAGATACAAAATCATTAACAATATCAGCACCCAGAATGTCGGACAGAACCCCCATAATTGATAAGCCATCTTCATCAACGATAGGGGATTCTTCATCTGTGTCGGGCGTGAATGTTATTGTAAAATAGACAACGCGCTGCTCGCTGGCGACAGTTCGGGAGCTCCACGTCTCGATGTAAACTTGTTGAGTTTTATAATCAGGATGTTGTAACTCCCCCGACTCTGGATTATCTAACGCGTCGATTAATGCATCAGCTTGCTCTTTGCAGTTATTACCGATAACAACAGCATCGATTGTTATTGATGCCGTGCTGCGCCCCATGTTTTCAATTTTACCGATATCGCGCAATGGGTATTCATGCTTAATTAATCGATTGCCGCCGCTGCGCTCTGCGTTATCGATAATATAAAATGACACGCCACGGAAAGAGCCTTTTCCTGCGGTTTTTGCGCCAAAGTTTTTTAAAAAATCCAGCATCAATACATACCTCCGCCGCGCCCATATGTTCTGCCGGTATTAACAACAATATCAGTGTCTGCTGCGCTAATTGATTTTGTTTTAACTGTCAAACCGTCGGCTGATTCGATTTTCAAAACAATTTCTGACTTTTCTGTTTTTGTTATAGTTGGCTCTAATTTTGTGCTATGTAACTGATGGTTCGTTTGCTCAGTTAACGGTATCAATCCATTCAACGGCATTAATCCATTCAACTTCATTAGCGCGTCATTTAGTGTTTCCCCGCGGCTCTGCTCGTTACTATCAAATGAATAAGTAGCACGCTCTAAAATGGATGCTTGGGGTGATTGAAGAGACGAAACATCACTACCAAATGGCTCGTACCTGAATGTTTGAGACTGGATATCTTCCTTTTTTTTGTCATAAACAGATAATGAATTGTGATTTTGTGGGATCCCGCTGCCGCTGTTGAATTGGATGGGCTGCTCGTTAACTATAAAATTCTCTTTTTTCTGAATCAGCTTGTCACTAGAAACATCACCACGCAACATGCTTTTAACATCTTTATAACGATCGAAGATAGAGTACAACGGAAATATTGTGCCTTGCACTTTATCTGCGAACTCAATTATACTGTTAGACTGCGACGATGTTAATGAATTGATTGCGTCAGCTGCATCGTTTAACGGTTCAGATAGCTTTTGTTGCACCCATCTTTCACCCGTGTTTGTCAGTGATGTTAGCGCGCTGTTGAACGTACCTGCATTTTTTGATGTTTTTTCTTCAAGCAACCCGTCCTCAATTTTTACACCGCCAAGGAGTTTTTGCTGTTGCTCTGAATCAGCAAATGCTTTTGTTATTTTTATTAAATTCTCAGGAAAAATGGTTTTTAAATTATGATCCTTAAATTTTGCATGATTACCTATTTCTAACAGAAGTTGCGCAGGGTCTTTAAATTGAGTCTTATCTTTGTCGCTATAGACATTAATACCATTATCCCACAAAACTCTTTGAACCTGCTTATCCTTAATTGATTTGCCGAACGATTGCATTGCAGCAGCTGCATCAGCACTATTACCAAGATGTGAGTCGCTTAAACGCTGAATTGCCAGCATTTGCATCAACTGCTCTGGTGATTGCCACTGGGTATCTTTTGTTAACTCAATCATGCCAGATAACTGCTCTTTGATATCGCCCGTGCCGATCTTTGATGCTGATGCAACACCGTTAAATAATTTATTAATATTTTCGGATGTAAACCCCTTATTCATTAATTGTGCAACATGCGCACCGGCTTCATCTGCATTTAGCCCAAGACCTTTTATAGCTTTAGCAATATTATCAACATTACTGATACTGCCCGATACATCGTTAGTACGTTCTAGCATCTTGTCTAATGCTGTAATTACATCGCTGTACGGCATTTTGTATGCTGCACCAGTTGCGTACACAGTATTTAAAAAGTCGTCAGATTGCTCTGCAGTAAGATTATAACGTGTACCAAGCTCAGTAAGTCGTTGCTGCCAATCTCCAACATTTTTAACAGCCATCACGAGCCCCCCGCCCGCGGCAAACCCAGCAAACTTATTACAAAATCCATTTAACGCTTTATTTGACATAGACATTGCAGATGACATCAAACGCATTGAGCGAGAACCGCTCTTTCCCATTTTATCTATTGCCGAGCCAAACGACTTTGCTTTTTGAGCAACATTACCGGTGAGGTTTACAACAAAATTTGCTTTATTCTCTACTGTCACTTTTAAATGTCCAAGTTAAGTATCTATAAAAACGGTCGAGCGGCAACTTTAAAATCCACTCAGGGCTTGCGTTAATTCGAGCGCTAAGCGATAGCGCTGCTCGTTCGAGCTTACGAACGAGCATGAGCTTATCGCCCCTCTTTGCTATTTTCAGCCACCTCATCGATTATCGGATTGTTTAGCTCGTTATACTTTTTTCTAAGCAGATCATAATCAACAATTGATAATGATTTAAGTTGACCCATCGATAGTGGGCCATCTAAATCACCAATTTTTGCAACACTGCGACGATATAACTCGGCTGACATAACAGCAGAGCTTGCAATTAACTGATGCCCTTGCGCTGTCAACTTAACTTGCTCTGCAGCGACTTCGCTATCAAGTAAGTCGCCCGTTGTTATTTTGCGCAGAGTTAACTCTGTAATACGCTCATCACCAACGAGCAAACCATCTTTTAATTTAATTTGCATTTAAATCTCCTTTGCTTCGCATGATGTAAAGCCGCATGTAATATTACCCTCGCCGTTGACACTGGCGTTGCCGTTTGCCCAAGCATTCGGCATCAGCCATTGTTTACCGGCATCAGGGATAAATGTGATAGTCACATCCGTCATATTATTTAGATCAGCGATTGACGTGTTAGCACTATTCGGAATAGTCATGTTAATCGTCGCCTCGATAGGGGTTTGATTAAACCCGTAAACCCGCGCACCTTTAACCGGCTGGCGCGTAAACCCGCCGGTTGTAAATGTTGCACCAGTTAATGATTCGATTTCTCGACCATTAACTCTAATAATGGCTGTACCTTGATATTGCATAATTAACCCTCGTTATAGTAAAAATTGGATTGAATGTGCGTAAATGCGGAACTGATTAACTAAATCGTCATTACTGAGCACGTTAATGCGATTTCTATCATTTGCATCACGCTCGACAATTAACGATTCTTTATACGCATCAAAATTCTCAAGCAAGCCCATTGCTTCAAGCTCTGTAAATAACGCAATCAATTCTGCCCGAATAGTTGCCGGTGTTACAATCGGTTGACCGACACCAAAACGCGTACCATCATCAGCAAGCTTATGCCGCGGAAATTTTTGCGTAATACGTGCGCGTATTGCGTAACGTATATATGACAACGTTTTAATTGTTTCGACATCTAAATAACTGACATCTTCAACGTTATACTTATTTACACGATACATTGTGATAACACGGTCTAGCTGAACTTTGCCATTTGCATTGACGTTATAAGCACTTAATCCATCAAATAAGTGCAAATTGCGCTCATTCCACTGCCATCTATCAGCAATTGCTGGTGGCTTAATACCCACTCTAATGTTTGTACAGGGCGAGCGGGGTCGATATTTAGCGCATAAGTACAAACCGTAGCATTGACAGATGCCCAAATATACGGCGGTTCTGGTGATATGTTTGTTGGTATGCATGTAAATAAATAATCGTTGCGTGCTAACGCAAATGTACTTGCTTGCGCGTGCGTGCCTCTATACGCAATCCAGCACAGCCCGTCAATTTGACGAATACCTCCCCACCTTGATTGCAATTCCTCACTCAATAAGTTCAAGTTAGCGGTATCTGTGAACGGGTTAATAATGTCTGTCCACCACGTGTCACCCAAAGCTGCAATAGCTTGTGACACATCTGGATTACCCACACCGCCAGCCATTTTTGAAATATCAATAGCAATACCGGTTGGAAGAGTTTCACCCGCATAATAATTAATGCGAACATCAATATCATTACCCGTTATACCGCCCCAGCGACATGTTAGCGCCACATCCGCACCTGACGAACTTGCGGTAACTGGTAGTAATGTATTGGCATTAATTGCTGCAGTAATTTTATTTGCAATTGTTGTTGCTGTTTCATTTTGACGAACAGAAACAGGAATTGATATACCCGCAATCATTAATGCGATTTGTCCTGCGGTGCTACATGTACCAGTAACTGTAATTTTACCCGTTGCGTGTACGGAGTCATCAGTATCATCTAGTGCTAGCGCATATAAATCGGCATATGGATTTGCATTTAAAAATGCCTTTAACATTTCAGCTAGCATCGAGCCTCGACCGAATGCCGCCTCGGCTTGCTCTTTACGAGTAATGCGCGTCGGCTCTCCAGCATTAACCTTGCCATTCGGTAGGCGCAATCCCAAAACCAGAGTTTTATTATTTTTAACCGGTGTGCCCGTAATCGCTTGCGAGTTATCAAACTCAACATAAGTAAGTGGTACGCGCACCGTATTTGGTATTGTGTTAAATGAAACAGCCATTATTCAGCTCCTTTACTTTTCTTCTTTGCTTGCTCAACGACTTCGATGTCGCCATCGTTCAATCTGCGAAGCCAATAGCTATTTTTAGGTTTTAACTCGCCGCTTTCTGCTAACGGCTCTAATGTCTCGGGGTCACGAACTGTGACGCCGCTAACGGGTTTAATAAAAAATTCAGTCATTATTATTGTCCTGTGGCAATGTATTTAATGATTCCCAGCTAGGGGTTACTGATATAAATTTATGATAGTAAGTAATAAAATCATCGATTGTGTGCTGCTCATTATTAGCCGGCAGTGGCATATCAACAATGAAATAGAGACCATAAACGAATAGCCCACGTTTTGCAGATAAATCGCTAAATAGATTTGCAGATTGACTAAATTGCATTGCACGAGCTGCACAATTGAATCGCCGATTGTTTAGTAGCTTTATTAGATAGTCATGTATTAGAAATGCTTTTTCTGGCTCAATTCTGACACCATTAAGCACGTTGACAGAAACAAACAACGCCCATGTCTGCTTAACACAATAACGTAAATCACTGGGCGAATTACCAATAAATGCTACATAAACAGCCGGCGCTACTTTCAAAAGCGTACGCATTGTCTCGTCAGTCCATGCTCCACCCAATGCTTCTACTGTCTTAATTTCACCCGCAAAATGACTTTTAATACAATCAATCAGCTCTTTTTCAAGTGCCGCCGTCGGTGATAGCTTATTCATTAAATAAATCCCTTTGAACGATTACGAGCCCACACCGAGCCAGCGCTAGTGACCACAGCAACATCACCCACTTCGGCAAGCTTCGAGTTATCAACAGACAATCCCAAGCTGATTTGCCCCGCAGCCACTTTTTCTAAAAAGCGAATGATGTCATCTTTATCTTTTTCGGTTTTTTCAGTCGCAACACTGTCAGACAAATTGTAATACGCAAGCACACAAGCAGCGCGAACAAGCACAGCTGGCACCTTGTCAACGGGTAACTTAATACGTCCGCTGATATAGCCGTCAATCGCTGCAGATGCGTCAAGAATTGCATTATTAATGATTTGCTCACGAGCTTGTAATTGTTCGCCAGTTTCGTCATCAATATCAATTTTATTATCAGCCAACTGATTAATAGCTGTTTTGCTGTACCTTTTGTACATATCCTGCGCTGTTGCGTACATCATTCTTACTCTCCCGATTTTGCAGCTTCAATCGCCTTGATTACTTCTTCTTTTTCTAGCTCAGCATTACCCGTTACTTCGCGCCATTTAGTAATTCTAGGCGTACTGTCCTTATTAAAGAAAACAGACGTATCAGATTCAGCTAAGGCAACCACAACTGCTTGAGATAACTCAAGATGTGATTGAGGATCTTCCGGAGTTTTAGCGCCACTTTCGCCAGTTGCTCCGCCAGTTTTGTCATCGCCTTTTTCTTTTTTACCGGTTTCATCTGCACCCAAACCCGAATTACTAGCAGAGCTACCAGCACCGCAATTATCACCAGAATCTTCATTTAATTTTTCCACCTCGATGATTGTCACAACCAACTCAGGATCAGCTTGCAGCATTTTGACTTGCTCGTCAGTTAGTTCTGAAAATTCATTTTTGCCTCTTTTAAGCGCTATCGCAGCTCGGCGATAACCGTCGTGTCGATTATTGATAACTTCAATTTTTGGTTTCATTTTCACATACCTTAATTAACCAAGATAATCAGCGACAACAAGCTCAAGACGATCTTGCAACTCGTTATCAACAGTTGCTCCTTGCTCCACTGTCAAACCTCGCTTAAGCGCTTTTGTTGCTGCTTGTTCTAGCGAAGTTGGCACAACCAGATGCGTCGGTTTAATACCTAATTTCTTATCACCATCACCACGAATTGCTCGCATATTTTCAATTGCTCGCCAGATGTTGTCGCCGTTTAATGGTGCTTTAACCGCGTACGCCAGCTGCCAGAATGAATACCCAGCCACGCAACGAGAATCAACACCGAAACGCAGCTCTTTACGCATAAATAGCGCTTCGTCTTTGTCATCACTCATGATGATAAGATTTGGTTGCTGACGCTCTTGAAAAATAAGCGGCTTAATCACACGGGAACAATCGAGAACGTACTGTATAATTCGGATCTTCTAGCACATTACTCACGCTAACCACGCTGCCAGAACCATCAACTTCTTTGTAAACAGGGTGGTCTTTATCAAAAAAGTTTTGACCGTCATAACAATGTGTAGTAAATCCTTTTGTCAATGCTGCAAAAACAAGCTCGTCGGGTAGATTTGCAGCTGAGTTCCCCATCTCTTCAAACATCATGCTATATACGCCGACCTCATCATCTGCGATAGCGTTCTTTGGAACAACAACAGTGCCTTCATAGTCATCATTTGTTAACTGATAACCGTGCTCTTTCATGCTTTTCAGCACACGCTCACCAATCCACTTCCGCATCGCAGGAAAATCACCGAGCCACCCGTAAGTAGTTGAGCGTGACGTACTAGGCGCAACAGTCGCAACTTTTGAATATTGATGTTCAGCACCAGACAAGCCTTTTTGAAAATCGCCTTTCCATGCTGTAAATAAATTTTGTACCAGCTCATTAGTTACAATAGCCATTATTTTACTGCTCCTTTTTTACGTTTTTGAAATTCAGCTTCAGTGATACCCAACAACCGCGCCGCTTCTTTTTCACTAGCAGACAAGACTGCAGTGCCCACTTGCTTGACAGGCTTATTAATCGCTTTAGTTTGTTTTGCTGACAGCGCAGTAATTGGCGGAATGGCATTAATTGCAGCAGACAGTGCAGCAACGCCGTGCTTGCGACCAACAGCAGTTAGATAGCTGATATTCGCATTAGTAACCTGTCCACGCTGCCGCCCGCGTCGCAATAACTCGCTAATACTTGAATCACCAGCACTTGCGCTTAGCGCAGCATAGCGTGCGGAAAGTCTCTGATATGCTGAAACCGGTACGGCTTTTCTTAAATCAATACCACTTAGCGCCGCCTCTTCGACAATGACTTCAGCTTCCTCGATTTCGCTAAGTGAGCTATCAACAACATCAACAATCTCGGTGATAGCAGATTCAGTTGTTGTTGCACTTTCTAGCGCATTGCTTACATCAACAGCAGCTTTTGATGCTTCTATTAGCGCATTCAACTTTTCAGCAGCTTTGTTTGCAAACTCTGTTATGTTTTCATCATTTAATTCAGTTGAATCATCAGAGCCCAAAACACCGAGCTGCACCAGAATGCGTCTTAATGCTTCATTCATTTTTATTTCCCTTTGTTCGTTTTCGTTAAAAAATTCAGCCGCAAGCGCAACTAACGATTTAATTTCAAGCAACGCTGGGTCGTTAGTTATTGCAGCCATCCGCAAATAAAGTGGATGCCCTTTTTCGTCGTACGGAAAAACAGCAGATAACTCACTGAATTGCTCGTCAGCAATCTCAGATTCAGCAATAGCAGTCCAGCGCGGCTTGATATATATTCCATCTGGCATCCATTTTATATCCCGCGACGGGTTAACAATCCGTCCAGCAGCGGGCGCTTTTTGCCCATTTTCATTTTTGTAGAGCGTCTGATGGTCGTAATCAATCAGAATTGGCTTGCCTTTGCTTTCATCGATTGTGCGTTGAATGAATGCAGTAGCTATATTTTCATCTAAAAACCAGTGACCACTTTTAACATCAAAGGGGCGGCCATCACGGGCTTTAAATTCGCCAGCGGGCAGCAATTGATACCAGCCGTCACCCGCAGAATTTAACGCTGCCGATAAAATGGCAATCTTGTTTTTGTTGAGTGTGTTTTTCGTTTTCATGCTGCTAGAATAGCGAGCATGAAAAAATATTGGGTTTGTGGCGTTTCAAACATTTTTAAGGAAGAAAACAAATAAGAACCAAGAAGAGAAGAGGGAGGTAGGGACTAAACCCCATTTAAAACACGTTTAAAAACGTCTAGAATCATTTAAATATTTTTGTATGCAATATTTATCATCTTTGGCTGCTAATCGCGTTAGAGAGCGTTACATTAATTATATCGATAATATCCCTAATGCCGTATTGAGATAATCCCATATACGGCCTAGCAGGAATAGCCGCTGGCGCTGCTGGCATATCTGACGTTCCGCCCAATTGATGAATAGCTGCGTAAACCTTGTTTGAACCAATAACCGCACTGACAGCATCAAAATCAGTAGTTAATGACATTGCCAAACCGCCCATTGTTCTATTTAGCATTTTACCGGTCAGTCCTTTGACTGTTAACTTGGCAGCATAATTCGGCGTAAGTTGTTGCCACTGTCTGCCGGTTGTAGGGTCGGCTTCCTTTTGAAAAGCATCATCAGCCTCACTTGCTAGCACGGCAGCAATGCCGCGAGTAATGGGCGTCATGTCTGCGCCAAGACCTTGCAAGCGTTTTATACTGGCTTGGATTGCTTCATCACTGAACTTATAATCTATTTGCATAATATTTTATCTTGTTTTATAGTAAGCTTGTTGCGTACGAGTAATGGTAATTCGGCATAAGCGCTCAGCGCCACATGTGTATGCGGGTTCGACCCCCGCCGTGACAATAAGCCCTGACACAGGGCTTTTATATTTCACCCTTCAACAACACATACAGCCCGCCCTTTATACTTTTTTGCAAATCAACTATACTGGCTTTGTATGCGTTAATTACGACATCAAGCGCGTCTTTTTGTCCCTTCAAATTATATGGCGCATTAATAACAATTTTCATTGTGTCGCTACCTTTCGCTATATAAAGCAAATTATTCTTTTGCTTATCCCACAGCACAGCTTGTGCATCAGCAATCAATTTAGGCAATGATTGATAATCTTTTAGTGTTAATTTAACGCAGGTTTTTTGGTGTTTTAGGCTGTCAGCATGCAATATATTTTTTTCACTCACAGCAAATAATCTGGCTGGCTCAATCCCTGATATTTTTTTGACTTGCTCTGCAATATCATCAGTCATAAAACCGAGCGGCTGCACAGCGTTACCTGCCCGTCTTGTTGTCAAGAGACTACCGACCCACTGAGCAAATGCATCATGACGTGCAGGCGCATTATTTAATGATTGAATAACCTGCTGACGTAGTTTTCTGTTTTGTAATGTTGTAAGTTTTTTGGCAATATTGATATCCGAACCCATGGCAGCACTACCAACATTACCCGACCAGCCGGCATCAGTTCGCATTGTTTGATTGCCTGATTTAAACTGCGTTACTTCAGATTGGCACGCATCACCCGAGTCATTAGTGCCAGCACTGACTTCATACGTTTCTAATTTCCCCTTGCTTGACTCAACAGCCAATCCTTCACGTTCAACCTGTGACTTAGTTAATGCACGAACACGGCAACGACAACCCCAGCCGTTGGGCGGGTAGAGTTTTTGCCAGATTGGATCGTCATATCTGAATACTTTTAAATGCAATGCAGCGTGAGCGGCACGCGTTCTATTGTCCATGGTTGCAATATATTGCCAGTAGGGGTGCGTTTCGCTACTGGCTAACTGTTGCTGATAACGACCCGCTTGGTATGCTGTTGCCAGATTAGTACGATAGATAGTACTCAAGCGCCTTGGGCTACCAAGCTGCACTTCTTCGGCGTCCCCATGGCTATTAACATTAATCTGTTTACCCCACCAACCAAGCTTTTCAAGCACTGGTTTAAGGTTCTTTTTAAACTCTCGCTCTGTCGTTCCCGTTGCCAGTGCTCTATCAAGCTCAAGCTGGATAGATTCAAGCACATCAAGTGATGTTGCCTTGGCAACAGTAAATGCCTGCGCATGTGCTTGTGTGGACATCTCTTGCCAGTTCCATGTGATTTTATAACCTTTAGATCGAAAGTAATCGACCGCAAGCTTGGGCTCCAATTTCATTGCATAACCAAGATCTATATCAAGCATTTAATCGACCCCATAACTGAGCAACAAAGATACCACGAGCAATCATATCTTGAAGCTGTTCGCTATCTAAATCACTATACAGATCTTCAATTTTATTTTTAGCTGTTGCTAAATCGTTTTGCATAATAATATCAACAATTGGCTTTAAAACGGGGTCTATTGTTTGTTGCCAGTCATTACCAGTAATTACAGCAGGTGCTGCTTTTAACGGGTCGACCTCTTGACTAGCATTTAATGTCACAAACCCTTTGGGATTTTTAGCACTTAAAAACGCAGGCATTTGTGGCTCAGCTGCTTTAAGAATATCATCATCTTCAGAAGCAATTGGAATTTGCAACTTATCATGCACCCACGCCGTTGATATTTTCATACCCATGCTGACTAAAGTCGGTAAATTGCTTGCGTAGGTTGTTAAATCCTCTGGTTCACTTAAATCAAACTCAAAGCGAGGGTGACGATTCGGATCGTTAAACGATTTACCGTTTAACATGTACAGCGGCATAATTAAATCACGGGTTAACGTTGCAGCTAATTGTTTAGCATCACTGTCACGCACTTCAAAACGCACTTCGTTGTGCACGTTTCCCAGTGCTTGTGAGCCGACACTACCGGCTTGGCTTGTTAACGTTCCGCCCAATATGGCTTTAGACATGCTAAGCTCAGCCCAGTTAATCATGGACGTGAACGGCTCAGCACCACCTTCTGCAGCGTTTTTAAAATCAAGTTCCATTCCCGTTGGTATGATGCCGCCAGCGTTATGGCCAACTTGCATGACAGCTTCTAGCAATGTATTTTTTTCTTTGTCAGTAGCACCCGCCGGATACTTACCGATTCGTATCGGTAAGCCATAAATCTCGATAAACTCAGCTAAATCGCGTATTGAATAGTTTTTAAAAATAAATGGCCACACCAAAGTGCGAATCAATCCTATACGCGACAAATAGCCGCTTTTTGATTTTGCGGTATGAAATATCCAATTAAAGGGAGCAAGCTCTTGCCCTTCATGTGAACCATCACGTAATCGCAGCTCATTTTTATTATCAGGGTGACACTGAAACCAGCTCGGGTCACGATACTCAATGCCTGTTGGCAGCATTAATCCATCAACTTGCTCCCAACCTACAAACTCCTGACAGCTAAAACCCTTCAAAATCGCATCGGTTGCATCATAGATACAATCGTCAAACCACGTAAAAGACTCTATAATTTCGGTCAATAACTCCGCATCCCGTTGTTCTGCATCAGTTGCACGGGGAGGGGGAACTATATGCCAATTTAAACCCTGCACAGCTCGGCGGCGTTTACCTAATTCAGATTGCAAGTGCGTGTCTTTTTCTTCCATATCTTCAGCTAATTCGCATTGCGGGTACAATGTACCACGCTCCGCCTCTAACAATATTGAAGCAGCTCGAGCTGGAGTTAAACCGATTGATGGATGAGTACTTTCATGACGCTTTATAACTATTGTACTGTCATTCCGCCTTTCCGTTTGCGGTACTTTATTTGTTGTCGGCAAACTAAATTTGGGTTCGGTTCGCTCAATAAATTTTGATTTGTTGCGTTTCAATAAATTCAGCATCACCAGCATCCTTTTTCGTAATTTGGTAAATCATCATATCTATTATTTCGACCTGTTTTTGCTCGTTCACGCTCGTGTTTACTCGGTATGGTAGTGAACTCAGCAACAAATCCATCCATATAGCTTGCTCGAACAGCCATAATATAGGCAACACAACTATCACCGTGACGCTTCTGACCATCACCGCCTTTATCTCGTGATTTGTCGATTTTGGGCACACCCCGAATTATCTGTAGATGTCGCTGGTCAATAATAATGTCTTCGTCCTTAGGTATTTCGATAAACCCAGATTCATAGAGCGCTTTATATTTCGGCGACCATTCGCGATAAAAGTTCTCAGTAGTATGCACAGCATCAACCATTGATTGACCATAGCGCAACAGCAACGCTTCACCGAGATAACCACCATTACCTGTTGCATCAGTAGCGACACCAATGATTCTTGGTGTGTTATCAATAATTAAAAAAGCAAGCTCTTTTTGCTGATTGTATGGCACATCATGAAGCTCTATTGTTAATCGCATCTTACGAGTTGTGCTTTGTTCGATACTCTCAATCGCTATTGTTGAACGGTCGCCATTACGAGCGAAATCTTGGCCGTATGCATGACGGGTTTCTTTATTTAATTTATCAAGTATTGGTTTGATTTTTTCATTGAAAAACGTTGTAATTTCAGTTGTTCGAGCAGGCTCAGTCCAAAGCATGTGACCTTTTGGCATTTCGTAACGTATAACTTTATGCTTGGTTTTGGCAGCGTTATCAATAAGAATGCGAGGAATGTAAGCACCACCGCCATTTTTGGGTACGCAATAATACTCTTCAAGGGCGTCATCCTCCGTAAAACAGCCTTTTAATAAATCGGCTTTCCACTCATCTTCTTTTTTCTGAGTCCACTCAAGCTTATTAACTTGGCAAATTCGACGATACAAGCCATCATTACACGCATCATCAAGCGTAATAGTATGGACAGACCCTTTACGTGCGCCTTTTCTTATCTCTTGGATCAGCTCATTAAAATTATTATCAGTGCCATTGTGTGTTGAGATAATGCGCACTTTGGCACCCCACATCGTGAGAGCCATTGCTGCTTTCAAAAGCTCGGGCAAATATTCATGGAATGCGGCTTTATCTATTACCACGTTACCCTGCATACCCCGCAGGTTTTTCGGGTTAGATGAAAGCGCTTGAATTTTAAAACCTGATGAAAAATAGATAACAAATGTTAAAACATCTGTGCGCTCATTCTCAATGATCAAATTTTCTTCAGTGATTTCACTAACCGCATAATTAAATGCCTTAGCCCACATTGCACATGCATCAATAAACTCACGCGCCATGTCTTTGCTAGAACCGACGTAAAACGTATTACGTCCACCAGCATCGCGACTCATCGCGCCAGTTAATGTTGCATCACAAGCCTCTGCCCACGTAAGACCTGTACGCCGAGACTTTTCGGCGACTTTTAACACAGATGCATCAGCAATCCAACGCTTTTGATAACCAAGTAAAACATCATCGGGATTAAATTCATTATTTAAAATAGCATTAACTGATGCTGAAACAGTTGTTATATCAGTTTTAAACTCAGTCATTACGCAACACCTAAAATCATCTGTTTAATATTTTGTGCTGTTTCGGCACTCATGCCAGCCGTTCTTACTAATTTTTCAGTTGATTCGGCAACTTCTTCAGCAAATGCAGCGCGGATTTCTTTTTCTCGTTTGTGGCTCATAATTGCAGCTTGTTCTACACGTTGAATTGCTAATGCCATTTGAGCCAAAGCTTTCGGCTCTACAACCTCACCGCCTTCACTCATATGCATTGATGTTTCAAAAGCTAACGTGCGCACAATTTCTTGCAATAATTTACCAACGTCCGAAGTCGGTGCATCACCCAATTTCGCTGTCCATACTTCCGCCACTTCTCTCGACTGACGGATTTTAGCGCCAACATCTTCCATCCTTGTTGCGTAACGGTTTAGTCCCGTACGGCTTAACTTCATATCATCACCAAGCCCATGTTCATCTATAAGCTCATTGATAGCTGCGCGGATGTCTTGCTGCGTCATGCTTTTATCACGTAACAGCTTGTGCAATTCATCTTTTATCGCTGGCGGTAGCAAATCAACTTTAGACGGTCGCCCGCGTGTCTGTTTAGTCATAATCGCTTGCCCGTGGCTTTTTTACACCAATAGCAGTTGCACGCCCAGTTGCAACATCTTCACCACGCCCCGTAATATCAGCAACAAAGCAGCCCGCAATATCTTGCAATTTAATTAAGTTTTGTTCTGCGAGCCAGCTCATATACGAACGAGTTAAATCACGACTGATGCGATGACCGTACTGATCTAAACATGTTTGCAATACCGATTCATTTGCTGAGCCGCCACAGTCGCATAATGCACGGAGCGCAACCAGCCGCCGATCTTCATCTAATAGTTGCCTAAAGTTCATTTCTTGCCTTCCTTTAATTCGTTTTCTAATAACAAATTACTAATTCGTTTGACTCCAGCTAACTCCGGCCTTATCTCTTTAATATCACCCCGCAGCCCTGATATTTCTAAATTAAGCTTATAAATGTCATCTTTTGTCGGTAATGACTCAAGTTGCCCCTGAATTGTCGAGACATCTTTTTTTAGTTTTGATACATCACTAGCAATAGCATCCAATTCTTCACGTTTTGCAAATTTTGTCGCTAAAAACATCACTAAAAACGACAATGCAAACGCACCCAATGAGCTGAGCGTCGACCAATGCTGCCGTAAAAAATCAATCATAATCACCCCTGTTTTTTCTTAAGTTCATATATGTACTGACAATCAATACAGCGAACGATATAACCACCCGCATTTAATCGCTCAGCAGGGATTGGTTCATCACAATCAATACAGCTATCACTAACTCGCTGTGGACGAACTCTATTAATATAGTTATCAATCTCTGCGTTACGCAGTAATTGTTCTGCATCATTACTTTTATCGACTAAGTCCATTTTGCAGTTTTCCCCACTTTGTAATTATTTTTATGTTATTTTCTAATTGCTGACAGTAAGCACCGTACTGCGTAGCAAAACGCAACAGTTCGGCGGGCTTGCCGTTTTTGGGCGGCAATGGCCTTACTGGTAGCGTCATGGCCGACATCGGCGGCTTGTTATTTACAATCGTAGCCATGGGCTCTTTTGTAGACGCACAAGCTGTCAGCACCGATACCGTTATAAGTAACACCATCTTTTTTAGTTGCATCATCTATCACGCTCTCTAATTGTTGTAACTGCTCTGTAATTTGATTTTGTTTTTCGATTAACTGGTGTGTTAATTCATCATTAAGCGCTGATTGGCGTTGCAGTTCGATTTTATGAGCATTAGCAATCGCTAATCTTTCTTGCGTAAAATTCTCTTTTAAAGTTGCAATTTTGGACTCCAACTTTTGGCTTTGTTGCATCCAATAAAAACTAATTATCGAAAGTGCAAACAGCACAATCACAGTAGGGGATAAGTTTTTTAAAAATTTAATCATTAGAATCATCCTTCAATTCAACATCACGCTTAATTGCAGCGCGCTTACTAGCTTGTGATTGCGCAACCCAAGCCGCCAAATAAGTACCAAGCAGCAGCTCGTTTTGCTGATAATTAAAGCACTGGTAAAGCACAACAATGCTAGATACAACAAAAGCCAAACTTACTGCACAATCTGATGATGATAATTTACCTGTTTTGGGGTTTGTGATTAATTCAAGTATTTTTTTCATGCTTTAATTTCCTTAAATCCATAAGAGCTTTTTGTAATCTGATATCTTGCTCACTAACACTTTGCCAACCCTTTGTAAAAACAGATTGATAAGTAGAATCGTGACTATATAACGGAACTATTTCGTAATTATCACCGCTTATCGCACGATTCATTACGCACTCACGAGCAAACTCAAAAAGCTCTAAAAATTTTTTATTACGTAAAATTGGATACATTTTGACGTAATCGTCAATTGAGTGAGCGGACTCAATCATTAGTTAGCGCCCCAACGGCTGCGGTTTTTGCGCACATCGATGTGGGTAAATGATTTATAGCGACCTAAGCCATATTTATTTGGATATTTAGATTCTAGGTAATCAGCAACATTTTTGGGCCGAATACCTTTGACAACAATGTCAGCTGCGTTGCCGTTCATATGTTGGCTGGTTGGCGTGCCACCAATAGCTTTATTGTGGGTAGGGCAGCGATAAGCGCTATTAATAATGACTGGCGCATTGAAATGCTCACGCACACCCTCAAGCACATCTAGCAACTCATAAGCATATAAAACATTGCCACAGCCGCATTTGCACATGAACTCGGATTTTTTGAAATGAGGCGATAATTGGTTTTCCATTTTCTATCCTTTAATTGTTTTAATAATTAAAGGATAGGGGAACTAAAGGTAGATTGGGTTTGTGGTAGCTCTAAGAAAATTAATTAAATGCAGCTATTTTTGATTTTACCTGAAATTTGTTGGGGTCATTTTTATCTTTTTCGATAACATATAACACAATATCATCTTTCTTTAACTTATCACCAACAAACAACCCGATTTCAGTACGACAAACAAGAATACCTGAATCATTTTTTAACTGTAAATCAGTTATATTTTTTAACTTGATATCAAGACTTTTAAGCTGTTTACTGATCTCGTTAATCGACGGATCATTTAAATTTTTAATTCCTGCAAGGTTAGCTACAACTGACATCTTGTTTTGTTGTCTCACCTCATCAATAACTTTGCTGTCATTGCAAGCGGGAAGATTTGCAGCAAAAGATGAGCAAGATAACATCATTAAAAACAATATTTTTTTACATTTCATTCCTTACCTCCAAACATGTCTGGTTGATATTTTTTTCTATGCAATGCTAATTGCTCCCGTATGATAGAATAAACATGACTATCTGTTAAATTATATTTTTTTGCAAGCACTGCTATATTCCCGTCACTAATCTGGTAATCAAGGAAAATTCGATTATCGCGTATTGCTTGTTTCAGTCTTTCGCCGTTGGGGATATAGCAAACACGTCCGCCAAAATAATTCCCCAAAACACCGACAAGCTTGGTTGATGTTATTATTGCTTTTTCATTTTGCATACCTTGTCTAACAAGCTCCGCACAGAATAAATCAACAAACTCAGATAAAAGCCTTGGCCAGTTTTTTCGAATCATTATAACATCAGTCATATTGTCTAATGTATCAAGTGCAAATCCCAGTTCCTCATGATCATCGTCGAACAGTTTTAAATTATCATCGACCATCTCTCTCCCTCCTTTTTTGGTACCATTCTTGCGCACCTTCGACATTTATTTTTGAAAAATCGGCTTTAGCGCGATACATTTGCTCAAAATAAACTTCGTTGCTTTCTTTTGCTGGCGCATCCTCTTTACTTACCTCAGTATACAAAAATAAGTGCGTAGTTGAATTATAAACTGTTTTTAAATAATTATGATTTGCAAGCGGCTTAATTTCATTACCGCTAGCGCGTTTTTTTTGAATTTGCTTAACGGTCTCATTAAGGGCGTGAGCCAAATGACGGCTGGGTTTGAATTGCTCAAGAACCTCTTGCATCAGTTTAGCTGTCCTTGAATTACTCAGGTTAGATTTAGCTGGGCGGAATAAACCTAAATAAGCAACAAGCGGACGGGCACAGTTATGCGTAAATTTAAGCAGCATAGACAAAACTTCACGTCCCGCTTCATCTTCAACCAACGCGTCAAGATGAATATCGCTATGACAAATAGTGCAGCGTCCTAATTTCATTTTGGCCTCCCTTTGTATCTCTTTTTAAGCACATCTTCATAAAGCTTTCTGATCTCATCATACCCGCTGTATGATGTACTATCGGGCAAATAAAGAACGTTGTTTTTATAGCATACGCCGTTGACTAATAAAAATTTATCAACCATTTCACGTATATGCCAGCTCTTTAAAGACTCCAAAACATGCTGAGCTAAATAAGAGTCAAGCCATGCATGAGTTTTAATGCCAAGTCCGCTAGTAATTTTTTTTGTCATGCGCTCGACAAATGCATCTAACGCCTTATCACGTGAATCAGAAATAAACCCTTGATGTCCCATTGTGATCCAGATAGCGCGGATCTTTTTTATGTCATCACGCCGATCTGATGTTTTGACAACCGGTGCACCATACTTCTTTTTTACGCCTGTATACTCAAACCCTTTCAATTTCATTGTTTCGTAAACTTTCTCAAGCTCATGTTTTAGCATTTTAGAGCACGAGCTTTTTTTAGTTTCAGCGACAAGCAAAGCGCGATACGTTTCATCATCCAAGCCAAGCTTTTGCTTGGCTATATGAATAAGTTTAATTAATTGTAATTTTGTCATATTAAACTCCCGCAATATCCAGTGCAATCGGTCGATACTCGTTACTGTCGCCAATGCGTTCATAAACACGTATGTAAGAACGGCTACCGACAACTTGAAGCGACTCACTTAATGCGTCCATTGCTTTTTGCCAGCGTTCATCCTTAATGTCAAGACGGCGCAATTCAAGCAACCTACCAAGCTTTAAATCACCATCTTTACTTGTCGCAAAAGCTCTGTTAACAATGGCTTTAAGCTCTGGGCGTGCATTCTCTGACCAATCGTTAACACAGTCCATGGTTAGCTGTTTAGCTGCTAAAATTCGCTCATCTGGAGCTATGTTATCATGCATTGTGCGTTGTACTTTATACTTACCGTCAAAGCTAAATAAAGTTACATTACCCTTTTTACCGCCCAAATTGACATTATATTGCTCTGCGGATAACTCTATAAATGCAGCGATATCACCAAACGCCTTAGCTTTAAAAAGCGATAATTCTTTATTAAGCAATTTTGCATGTTTAATGATTTCTTCAACGACTTGCTCACGCTCTATGTCGATATCTTTAATCATTGATACCGGTACAAGCGCGCCTTTTGCATCTTTCCAGTAACCAGCCATAACATCTTCATTAGTGTACTGTTTACAAGATTTATTCTCGTTCATTTTTCCTTTCCTCGTTCAAATCAAACTTTCAGACCAAACCACACGACATCCAGAATATTCAAAAACGCCCTGCTTAATTGGCACGACATTATTAAAATGCTGATACGACGCTTTACCGGATATTATTAAATCTCGGCACTTGTCATTGCTAAATAAAAAAATAGTAGGGCGTAGAGCATTACCGATTACAACTTTGTTGACCAAAAACCCCTCGCTCGATAGCTGCTCTATAATTTTTGATACATCATTCATTGTTAGCGCGATTTCTTCAGCACTGTACGGCTTACGTTGTTCTTGCATGATTTTCCTCTCATCAAATTGATAAATAATCAAACACCTTCTAAATCTCTAATTGCTGCGCTAATGTGTGTTTCATTGATTGCTGTGTTACTACTATTTGCAAGAATCGCAGCAAGTGATAACGTCATTTTAATGATACGAAGTGCGCCCGCCTTTCTACCAAGTTCGTGCACCAGCTTTCTTTCGCGTGCGCCGTCAATGCCCCAAGCATCTGCGATAGCATCAATATCGCCTGCGGTTGTATTTAAAATCGCCACTTTTTTAGCAATACGTGAGAAGAGGCGGGCAAAGTCGGTTTTGCGAGAGCCATTGCCTGATAATTTAGAATAGATTTGATGGTTACCGCACAGTACAACACCAACCCCCGTCATCTCTTGAATCAAACGAATTTCTTCGAGCGCATCGTAGGGTAAGTGGTCAGCCTCATCAATTATCAGCAACCCCTTGGTCTCTCGCATTTTTTTGCATATAGCGCTACTTAATGTACCAAGTCTTTTGGGTGCATAATCAATATCGAGTGCACAAGCAATGTCATATAAGCACTCAATTAATTTTGATGATGAGGGGCGAACAGTGATAAGCCACACGTTGGGTTGCTTGGCATATTCAGTGATTGCGTTAGTTTTACCAACACCACTATTGCCGTATACAACAACAAAACAGCCAGCGATTTTTGCATAATCAAGCGCATTAAATATCTTTTTACTTGTTGGTGTTTCAACAAAGCTTGGCGCGGTTTTCAAGTTGTTTGCTTTCTTTTTGTTATCAAGCCAGACCGTCAACTTGTCAGCAATTTTCTGATTGTCACCAGCGTACAAATCATTCATAAATTGACTGAGCGCAGCAGGTGAAACGTCGCTTTGTTTTGCTATAGCACTATATTTCTCACCATTTTCAACCGCTGCTTTTATTTCATTTCTAATACCTGCAAACATGATCCAATTACTCCTTATTATTTTTAGCTACTAATTTTTTTAAACCAGCATCGAACGCTGAATCAAAATCAAGCACATCAGCAGTTGACTTGTCAGCATCGTCATCTATTGCAACTCCGTTTTTTGCGTGCTCCGCCTTTAAAATCTCAACAACTTTTGATTCAGGCTGTTCAGACAACTCAACATCAGGCAGTAAAGCTTGTACCTCAAGAATCGACATGCGTTTTTGATTTTTAGCGGCCTCTTTATGTCGTTTAACAAACTGTGTGCGCTCACGCTTATGCTCACGAGCAGCCTGAGTATCACCGAATGCGACACGCTCTAAACACTGAGCATCACAAATAAAGCGACCATCTAGTGTATAAACAAGCACGCTATCGTGTAGACTTCTTGGGTCAAATCGAATAACAACTTTGTTTGGTCGAATGCCGATTAATTTTTCATTGTAGTAGCGATTTTTAGCACCACGAATTGAACCACCAGCATCAATTGTAAACGTGCCATCAAAGCGCACAGTGACAGATTCAGAAGGAAGCAACAATAATCGGCGCTGCTCTGCTGTAGCCTTTTTAATAACGCCCGATTGATAACTAGCATTAAATGCATCATCAAACGACATTACACCGCCACAAACTTCTGTGTTACGATTTGGCTTACTGTTAAACATAGCGATACCCTGTTCAAGCGCCCTCAGGAACACATCAACATCAACAGCATTCTTGCTGTTATAGTTATCGGGTTTTTCAAGCACATTTGCCCCTGTATATGCACCAGCAAGAAGAGGGTGCTTATCAACAAGCTCACCAAGACCTCCATGTGAGAACGCACGCTCAATTGGCTTTGCTTGACCGTGTCCTTTACCGAACATTACACTTGACCAGTGCAGTTGAATGCCCAGCATCGGAATAATTCCCAACGGTTCATCTGGCTTAACTTTAAAGCGATAACGATTTGGCACGCCGCCCGTCAACCACTTATTCGCTGCCGCTCTTGTGTTATCGATAGTGACATGCTTCGGTATGCCGTATTGCTCAATCACGTCAGACAATGACAAACGAATTGAGTCACTATTTTCTGAAACATCACAGTAGTAAGCCAAAATTTTACGAGTGCGAACATCTTGCCAAATCCATGTTTTTGGGCGTAAAATATCGCCGTTGTACCATTTGACGAACACGTTATGCAAATAGCCGTCGCCGTTAATCCATTCAAGCGCACCTAAATCCATTACGCTACGCTCTTGAGCCGGATATAGTTGCATTAATGCATGTTCACCCTTGCGCCAGAGTATTTGCTGCTCTGGCGTAATTTCTCGCTCAATTTTTCGGCGTAAGCTTGATTTATGAGGAATAGACCATCCTTTGTCTTTAGCGACGTCACACAGCATTTGATAGCACGCATTAAATGCCGGTTGCTCAGGTCTGAAATAGTTAGCAACGAAAAAGTCCCAAGCTTCAGGTGTCATTTTGTATTGCCGAGATGAATAATCACGATCCATGTTGCCAGTTATTAATGCCGGCAATAAATCAGACTGCTCAATTTCTTTAACTTGGTAAAACCAACGCCTAACATTGCCGGATGGGTGTTTGTGTGTTATTGCAACAATATTAAAAGCTTCAACAGTTTTTGTGCCGGTAGCGACTAACTGCCTGACCGCAACAACAGCTGCAACTTTAATTTTTGCTTCCTCTTTTTGCTTGTCTGTCGCTTTATCACACCGAGCCCACAGAACTTCAGCGCAATAGCTTTTCTCTTTTGGCTCTGGCTTATCTATTATCTGATTACCACCAATCATAATTTTGTTTTTTGACTTCAAAACACGAGCTTGGTCGTAGATAGATAAAGAAAAGACATTGTATTCATAAACCCTACCTTTGACTCCCTCGACCCTTCGACGTTCCCAACCCTCAGATTTTGCTTTGTATGCAATCCCTTGAGCCGTTTTTGGCATACCTGAAACTTGCATTAAATCTTGCGCTGTAATCCACATAAATACCCCTTATTTATATTGATAACGAGAAGGCCAAATTTCTCTAGGATCTAAACCAAGCGCATCAGCAATAATACGCTCAGCTTTTGGATAAGATATCCTCAAGGCATTATTTAATGTGCATGGCGCAAGCCCAGCATTTATTGAAAGCGATCTTAAAGTAATTCTTTTTTTACGAAGTGCGCATTTAATATCTTCT